TTCAGTTAATATTTCATTATACGCGTCGCTAATACTATGCTCATCGTTCAGTCGTTTCATATGTAAGTATTTATAGTATATGTACTGTATGCCGTTGAATTCCTACAAACTTTATATATAATATAGGTATGAGTAATGAAAAGGATATATTAAAAGCTTTCGAAAAGCTAGATAAAATGAACCCAGAGGCAGTCATGCTTTCAGAAAGTGCGTTATCTAATGTTAGTGATTATATTGACACTGGGTGTATGGTACTAAATGCTATCATCTCCGGAAGCTTATATAAAGGTGTACCCAAAGGCCGTATTACAGGGTTTTCTGGGCCGAGCTCCGCCGGTAAAACATTTATTATAAATAAGATCTTAGCTAATGCACAAAAGAAAGGCCTTTTCCCTGTAATCTTTGATTCAGAAGTCGCAGTGGATGCTAGTAGCACAAAGGGGGTCGGACTAGATTCAAAGAGAGTAAAACACGTCCCAGTGCAAACCGTTGAAGAATGCCGGAATCAAATATCTGCATTTTTAGATAGTATTATAGAAACTAAAAATGAAGGTAAATTTATTATTTCAATTGATTCATTAGGTAATTTAGCCAGCCAAAAGGAATTAGATGATGCTGAGAAAGGAAAGCACGCGACGGATATGGGTACCCGCGCCAAAGGATTGAAAAGTATGATGAGATTACTTACATACAAGTCAGCAAAAGCCGGTGTAACAATACTTTTTAGTAACCACACGTATGACGACCCGAGCGCCATGTTTCCTACTCTAGTGAAGAATCAATCTGGTGGAAAGGGACCTGTTTACCTCGCTAGTGTTTTAGTGCAATTAGCAAAACGTGATGAAAAACAAGATAAAACTGATACGTCAGATGAGATGCTTCCGGAAGCGAACAAGTATAGTGGAACAACCTTAAGAGCACTAACAGTTAAAAATCGGTTCATCCCACCTTTTCTGGAGGGAGAAATATATTTAAATTTTAGAAAAGGACTAGATATGTACTCAGGTTTAAGAGAAATGGCTGTAAATCATGGTGTACTTGTACAGACAGGAAGTACATATGTCCTAGATGGTAAGAAGATTGGTTATTATAAGAATTGGAAAACCGATAAAGATGTATGGGGAATAATTTTACCGGTATTAGAAAAAAAGCTCAATGAAGCGTATTCTTATAGTACTAATTAATTTATAGAGAAGTCCCCGCGGCACTCACTCCACCCTGAGCCGCGAATTGTTTTTGTTGCTGTACAATGGGTGAAACCCCACCAGCTTGAGGAGCCACGGCTTGAGAACCGGACTCCCCTTCACCACTAAATGTATCTATTGCTTGTTTTATTTTTGGAATATATTGAGCAATTTTTTCGCTTTCTGTAGCTTTGTCTAAAACCTGATCAATTGTTTCTTTATTCGCTCGAATAGCTTTTTGCGCTTTCGATATCTTCGGTCCAGCTTTAACTACTCCTTTACTTACAGCTCCTCCAACCTTCCCAGCTTTAGCCAAATACCCGGATACTTTACCACCTTTCCCAATTATGTCTCCAAGAACCGGGATCATTGATAACATTGAAAGACCAGCCATTAAATATTCACCTTTTGAAGCATGCCAAGCCGCATTCGCCAAATCAGCCGCTTCACCAAACCCTGGGAGTAGACCTACTAGATCTAACCCTACATGACCAGCAGTGGCTAAGCCACCTTCATTATGAGTATATGCTTCCCAAATTAACTGTGTATCTCTATCTTTCACTCTTGAATTATTTATTCTATACTGTATAATAATATATAACATGAAGAAATGCGTAATACCAATAAGTGGTGGTCTGGACTCAACTGTAATATTACGATTAGCGAAATCCCTAGAGTATGAAATCCATGCTGTAAGTTTTAATTACGGTCAACGACATTTTGAAAGAGAGATGAGCTGTGCTACTGAGCAAGGATATCTACATTCAACGACACATAAACTTCTAGACTTATCATTCTTCAAAGATATAGTCACGACTAGCGCCTTGACGAATGATGATATATTGGTCGCAAAGACCAGAGATGTCTTAGGCGATCCACAGACTGTTAATTATGTCCCTAATAGAAATATGATGATGTTATCTATATGTACAGCATATGCTGAATCACTGGGTGCTGATACAGTGTTCCATGGAGCAGCTCTAGTTGATAGTCAAGCCGGTTATTGGGACGGTTCTAGAGAATTTTTAGAAGCAATTAATAATGTAAATAAATTAAACCGCCGTGATCGGGTGACTATCGAAGCCCCTTTAATTGATAAATCTAAAAAAGAAATCGTAGAACTTGGAGTAGAACTTGGAGTTGATTTCGTCGCGACGTGGACGTGTTATGAAGGTAAGGAAATATCGTGTGGTGAGTGCCCTGCATGTAGTTCTAGGATTAAGGGGTTTTTAGATGCCGGTTATATTGACCCTAGAGAATATGACAGAGATATACCATGGGACCAATATAACTGTAAGGAAATATAATGTGCGGAATTTTCGGAGCAACTAATTTCAAGCAATTTGAAATATTATATTCCTGTAATAAACAACGAGGGTCATTTTCGCATGGGTTTCTCTTCACACGCAGAGATGGATCCATGTATATACGTAAAGGAGAAGGAGAGTATAACCTAACTAGTGAATACATATGGAAATCCACGACTGAATATGATACTTTCCTAGGTCACACACAAGCACCGACATCATCTGAAAGAGAATTCCATGCAACGACATCACATCCTTTTGAATCTGGTCATTTTATTGTAGCACATAACGGCATCCTAGAAAATCATGATCAATTATGCCGCGATCTTTTCAAAGACACTGTCAAGGTTGACAGTCAAATAATACCCAGGATGTTAGACAGCATGTATGTCGGTGATGATATATATGTAATCACAGAAGTATGTAATAAGCTTAAAGGAATCTTCGCATGCTGGATATATAGTAAGCATACAGGGCAAACGTATATAATTAGAAATGGATGTACACTTTATACTGACAAAGATATGCAAGTCTTTTCGTCGGTAACAACAAACAAGGCGACAGAACCATTAGACGAAGGTATAATTTACTGTTTAACCATGGAAGGTCTCGCGAAGGTTGGTATATTTAATGCTAATACTGCGTTCTTTATGTAAATATTGTTGCCACATTAGCAAGATGTGCTTAATATAGTATTATGAAAGAGAAAGCAGGAGAGAGTAGTCTAATTACCGAGAGTATGAGGGATAAGATGAGTGAAATCCGGGAAAAGGTCACCGATATAAAGGCAAAATATAGCGATATACTTGCTTCTCCATTAGAGGAACAAAATATATACTGGAATGATCATCCAGATGACCATATATGTTTAATTACCGAGTTACAAGGGTATCAATCTATTATAGAGGTTATCGATGAGTGGACTACCAAGGAAGTTGACGAAAAGCAAGCTGAACTCGATTCAGTAATGTATAAAATTAATGAATACTTAAAATATACATCATGACACTTAGACAGTTAATAAATAAGGTCATAGAAACCGGGAATTTTTTCGGAGTCGCATCACGCTTAAAGGATTATTACTATTTTGACGAATCATCTGAAGACATTGAGTATATAACACATAGTTATACCTCTGTTATAGCTGAATTACTTGAAAAACCGAACTTTGAAAGCAGTGATCGGTTAGTTGTTGAGGAAAAAATAGACGACCTGTCAGAGCCTCCAGAGAAGTTTGTAAATGTACATATATCAAATGACGATAGAACTGATTCCCGGGCAACAGATTTCGCTCAGTGGTCTACGTTGATTGATTTAGAGATAGATAATAAGTTAAAGTTAAAACCTGAGCTGTTACTAGCTCATATTTTATGGGAACTGACGTTCTATGGTTACTCTGAAGATAAGATTAACGAAGAGAGTAAAAAACTACAAGAATTATGTGACCGTATAGATAGAGGAGAGGAGAAACTGATACCGTTTCAGTTTGATGATCAAATTCATAAAGAGCCTGACGAATAGAGGATGTTTGTGCTTAAGCCTCACAGTTATGAATTTAGGATTAACAACGGTATTTATTCTTAATAATAATACCACCTGTATATTCAGTTTTTGTATTTCATTTATTTGCTGGCTATGTCTTTACGACCGCCGGTGCTATAAGTAGTGCATTTCACGATCAAATAATATATAATACAAATATGAGTCTAATTAACAAGAGAGCTGTTCGAAAAATAATACTTAATTTAGCTAATAGCAAGTATAGTGACTACGGTTTACACGATAATGCAATTGACAGTACCGGTAAGGAATGGGACTATAGTCGAGCTAATACACTACGCAAGAATAAGAAGTTTACACAGGTAACACAAAAGCTGTTAGATGGTCTTGATGTATATCTCCGGATACATATTGAATCGCATCTAGATAATAACCCCCAATCCGGAAAGACTGTAAAATGAAGAGAAGTGTATTAGTAGTAAGTGCGACCAAAGAAAAAGCTGAAGATACTCATCTATATAAGTCTCTACACCGCGGTGTAGGTGGAGCTAGGTTCGGTAACGGCGCGACATGGGATCTTAAGATGTATGAAGATAATACTACCGGATTACCAGAATTATATAATAAGCACATCAACCGAGAGACGATGAAAAAACATGATATTGTTTTATTTGTACATGATGATGTTTATATTGACGATTTAGATTGCTTTGCTAAAATACGTACAGCTATGAGTGCTCATCAGTATGATATTGTCGGACTCGCCGGAGGTCAAGATGTTGCTATTAAAAAACCGGCTTTATGGCACCAGATGTCAAAAAAACATTTTGGAGCTGTAGTACATCCTATAAGCGACCAAGCCGAAGACAGTGGCTGTGTTAGTGTTACTAGCTTTGGCCCTACTCCTATGCGATGTGCTGTATTAGATGGATTATTTTTAGCGGTAAATTTGAAACGCGCTATAAATGTTCATTGGAAATTCAACGAAAATTTTACGTTCCATCACTATGATATTTCAGCGTGCTTGGATGCAAATAAAAAGAAGCTAAAATTGGGGACATATCCTATCTGGGTTGTTCATAGTTCTCCAGGATTAAAGGATTACTGGAATTCGGATTATCAAAAATCGGAAAAAAGATTTCTTGAATTGTATAGTTAAATGCATAGCCATAAAAAAATCGATTGGGATTTTTATGAGAATATAATCATATATAATCTCTTAACTAATGAAGCATACCTATCTTCGGTTATAGATTATTTGCAACCGGATTATTTTAATAATTCAGATATCAAAAATGTTATTTCGATTATATCTGATTATTATAATAAGAGGTCTCAAGTGCCAACTACAACCGAAATAAAAGCGTATCTAATAGATGATAAACTAAAGCAGAGCTTTAAGGCTGTTGTTGCTGCATTTGATAATATAGATAAAGATTTTAACCTAGACGAATTACAAGAAAATACAGAAACGTTCCTCAAAGAGCGAGGAGTATACAACACATTATTACAAGTAGTTGATAAATGTTCAAATGATAACGTCGATACCAGTGACATTCTGCAGAGGTTTGAAAAAGCATGCAATATTTCATTATCTACAGATATAGGATTAGATTATTTTACAGATGTCGAAAAGCACATAGCTGATCTAACTGTCGCAGAATCAACTATTCCATCAAACTGGGAATGGTTAGATAATAAATTAGGTGGAGGTTTCTTAGAAGGTGGTAAATCAGTGTATATCTTCGCTGGTGAGACAAATATCGGTAAGTCTATATTTTTAGGAAACCTAGCGACGAATATTTGTAGCCAAAATAAAACAGTTTTGCTTGTTACACTTGAAATGCCGGAAATGATATATGCACGAAGGATAAGTAGCGACATTACAAAAATACCGATTGGAGAACTATATGATAGGACAGACGAACTACGTGACCGCTTGCTGGATTACAAGGATAGTCGCTCTAAATCTAGATTACTGATAAAGGAATTTCCACCTTCTACTATTACATGTGGACAGCTCAAATCATTCATTAAGAAAATTGTAGACCAGGGAGTCCGATTTGATGTCATTGTATTAGACTATGTTAATCTTTTACGGTCTTCGATTGTCGGGAACTCATATGAACGTATAAAGGATTGCACTGAACAGCTTAGAGCTTTGAGCTACATATTCAAATGCCCGATAATTACAGCGACACAATTGAACCGCAGTGGTTATGATGAGATCAACCCGGGGTTAGATACTATAAGTGAAAGTATTGGCCTAGCTGCAACAGCAGATGCAATTTTCAGTTTATGGCAAGAAGAAGAAGATGCTGAGTTAGGAATAATACGATTAGGGGTTATGAAGAACCGGTTCGGAGCAAATTTTGGAAGCACCGCAATGAGAGTTGATTACTCTACTTTATCAGTAAGTGAGGATGATATTATGACCGGTGATGATGATATTAATTCAGCAACATCTGCTCTTGGCTTGTTATCTGACAACTAACATATTGAGTTTCAATTTAAGACCGGTAAGTACTATAAATGCCACTTAAACCAAAACGGATTATTTTTACTGATGCTGATATAGACGGCGCCGGTTGTTACCTGGTTTGGTCATGGCTCACAACCAAACGATTACCTTATAAGACATGTCGCGTCAATGATTTCAAGAAAATCTTTGGTACATGGATGTCTAATAATAATATTGATGATTATGAAATATATATATTTGATTTAGATGTTTCACAGGATGAAGAAACTCGTAAGCTCATAGATAGATCTAATGTCACTGTTTTCGATCATCATACTACTCATGTGGGGAAGAAACATTTATATAAAAAGGCTAAAATCGTGATTCGTGAATATACGAGCTGTACGAGATTAATATATGATACATTCAAGAATACTAGTGACAATAATCTAACCGAAGAGCAGAAATTACTGGTATTGTTGATCGATGATTATGATTGTTATGAACTTAAGATACCTCAATCATATAAACTGAATGTTATTTTTTGGAACTACCAAGGTGACCGTCTTAAAAAGTTTATAGATCAATATTATTCAGGTTTTGTTGACTTTTCTACCCAACAAAAAAATATAATTAAGTTCTATGAGAGAAAGTTTCAGAATATCAGAAAAGATATAGATGTTCATTACGCACAGATCCCTATTAATAAGAAAACTCTTAAGTTCGTTGCAGTATTTGCCGACTCATGCATAAACGAAATCGCTGATTATATAATTAAGAATTATAAGGCCGATGTTGGACTGGTTATAAATACAAAATCCAATAAAGTTAGTTTACGGAAAAGGAAAGAATGTGAACTAGATTTAGGAACCTTCGCCTCCCGGTTGTTTGAAGTTGGTGGTGGACATGAATATGCTGCTGGAGGAATAATCAACGAAAAGTTCGGAGCATTTTCTGCATTATTTCGAAAAATTGGTGACAAGGGATTGAATATAGGTACGTAAATGAAGACTATTATAAACACATTACGTAATAGCGACCCAGTTCATAATCTATATGAGACTGAGTATACACATTATTTTTTATGCTTCTGTACATTGGTATGTTTATTAAATAATAAGAAGCTTAATTTAGCTAATATCTTTTTGTGTATGCTTAAAGACAAAGATATTAGAGACATCTTTAAGGGACTGTGTGATATAAGTTCTGATTATAAAGCTCTTAAGAAATTTTTACAGTATGACCCAACATTATACAAATCTAAGTATATTAAGAATTATTTAGAAGCTAATAACTTGCTTGATCAGCTAAAAAAATAAATCTTTAGTTGAATATACATATAAACTATACTATAATTTAAATATGAGCACATTTACAACATCAATGTTTGACGCTATTAAAGGCGCATTAAATAAAGAAACTAATTCACGCGGTTTCGCGGATATTTTAAGAACCACGGTAGGTAATTCGTATGAAGTCAGATTGTTACCTAATATCGAGGATCCGTCTAAGACGTTCTATCATTATTATATTAATGGGTGGACAAGCTTCGCCACTGGTCAATATGTATCTGCATTAAGCCCACAAACGTGGGGAGATAGAGACCCAATTGGAGAAGCTCGATATAAGCACTCTCGTTACGGTACACCTCCGGAAAAGGAAAAGTCAAAAGCTATTATTCGCTCCGAGAAATGGTTGGTTAATGCTTATATCGTCAATGATCCTACTGATTCAGATAATAATGGAACTATTAAGGTTTTGAGATTTGGTAAACAACTCCATAAGATTATTATGGATGCAATTGAAGGAGAAGATGCAGATCAATTTGGTCCCAAGATTTTTGATGTTGGTAAAAATGGCTGTAGTTTCCGAGTTAAAGTCGATTCACAAGGTGAATATCCAACCTATGTAGCTAGTAGATTTTTGATGGCTTCTGAAATTCCTGGAATGACAGATGAGAAGATGAAGAAGATATATGACAATACACTAGATCTAGAACAAGTCATTCCGCGGAAGACAAACGATGAATTAATGTCGCTATTAAATGAGCATTATCATGTTATTGATCCAAACACTGTAACCGAAGAGCCTCCTGAATCATCTCCAGTGGATCCGGAGTTGGAAGAAGAAGTTCCGATGAATTTCGATACCCCCGCAACTCCGGCATCAACAGAAGAAGATGACGAAGTTGATAATCTCTTAGACGATGATAAAGTCCGCGAACTTCTCCAAGGCTTAGATGACGACTGAACCTACACAAGCGAATCCATACGAAAGTCGGGACCACGAAAGCCAACAGATAGATAATGATGACATTGTTGCTGTAGCCACTCTCTTCAATAGAGTTGGTGGTGAACTTACAACAGTAGATCATCAAAATGTCGGTGGTGGTTCGATCAAGGCGCAGAAGCTAGATCCTAATGTAGTTATAAGTGCTAAGCCCGGTCAGGTTATTACACCTCAACAAGCTTTACCTGGTACACCCCATGGGGAACCATTCCCGGAGCATGTAAAAGCCGCTCCTACAGAAGCCCCTCCGGTGCAACCTCTACCTACAAATATTCAAGTAGATAAGAATTTAATTACACGAATAGCCACGCTAGAAAAAACAGTTGCCAGTCTATCGAAATTATATGAAAATATTTTAAAGAGATTAGCGAATAAACCTAAAAAGATAACGATTACTTTGTAATGATTTTACGTATTGATAACCGAAAAGAATTTATTAATAAATTCTTACATCCTCTCGGCAAGCTCAGTGAGAGCTTTGTAATTAAAATCTCACGAGATAGAATATATTCTATTGGATCAAGCCCAGATGGTACATTAATACTTTATTCTTCATTTGCACAAAAGAACGATGTAGATAACACATTGCAGCTAAATGTACCAGATATTAATAGACTCACTAAGGTTTTAGGGTGTGTATCTGACGAGGATGTACAATTAGTAGTAAACGGTAATAATATTAGCTATAAATATGATAATGTTGGATTTAAGTACCATCTATTGGAGGATGGTATAATTACATCACCAGCTGTTAGTATAGAAAAGATAAAAAAGCTAAAATTTGACTTATCATTTGAAATTGATTATAATGATATGCTAACTCTCTTAAAAGGTAGTACGTTTACTACAGAGACAGACAAACTGTATTTTTATACCAAGGATGGCGCGGTATATGGTCAGTTAACCGACCTAGATAGACATAATGTAGATATATACACTCAAAAGGTCGCGATGGAATATAATGGTACACCTATACCGACCGCAATACCTTTAAATTTTGAAACTGTAAGGATAATATGTGGTGTCCGTTTCGATAAATTGAAGGTTAATGTAAATACTGACATGAAAGTATTTATTTTTGATATTGACCAACAAAACACTAAATTAAATTTTATATCTTCCGCATATGTAAGCTGATGAAAAACAAAATAACAACATTAGGATATTTTATAAAAAGACTCAAGGATAATGGGTTTATTGTATGGAAGATGTTTAATAAGTATAGTGATCAAGATGCCCGGATATGGACAGTGCTAATTAACCCCGGAGAAGATTCTATTTATATCACATGCTTTATAAATACTGACGGTATAAATTCATTACCGGTATTTGAGTTTAATGATGGAGTGAATTCGTTTAGAACTAATCTTAAGCTATCAACATCTAGTATGGAAATTATTATAAATCATTTAATAAAGAACGGCGCTGTTCAAAACAGCAAGTTATATATAAAAAGTGAATAAATAATTATATGGCAAAAAAGAATGATGACAGTGATTTAAATTCTGAAGAGAAGAAATTACCTGTACGACGGCCTAAACGGAAAGCTAAAAAGCCTACGCGGAGTCGCGACCTAGCGGAACAGTTAGTAAAAAACGCGCTTGAAGATCATATGGAATATTTAGCAACTAAAAGACTTAAAGATGAGAGGGATATAGGAATGTTAAGTTCAATTATAGAGGAATATTTAGAGAACTTCATTATACTTGGATATGATTATAAGGGAGATTCAATACAATTAATTTCTGCGAATAGTCAACAACAAGCTGATGCTCTAGGTACATCTATACATCGATTCCTCATCAAAAATTCTTTTGGAGGCCCCCCTGGGTCGCCCATGTAATGTGAGTTCAAAGAAAACAACCGTCGTCGTCCGAGGACATGCATATGTTGTGACTGGTGGTGATTTTGAAGGTGAGTTTTTTGTATATATTGAACGTACTGATCCAAAAACATATTGCTTCTTATCATTACCAAACCTACAATTAAGAGAAGTTCCTGTCGATAAATTTAATATTGGTATAGATAGTAAGATATTACAATTTCAAGAGAAGTTACCAAGCGATGTATTTAAAGTATGCCTAGCACAATATGACAAAAACAAAAAGAAAGCAAAGAGTAAGCAATTTAATAATAGACTCTAATAATTTACTACATAGAGCACATTGGATCGCTGAATCCCGTGGCAGAGATATGAGTACACCGTATTTGTTTCTAAATAGTATTAAAAAATATGTTAAGATGTTCGGACCGGATAACATATACACTGTCTGGGATAAGAAATTAGCCCCGGAGCTTAAGAACTTCCGGTTGACTAACGACCGGATTGAATATAAAGCCACTAGAGATAAGGATCGGAATGATAAGGTATATAAACATGAACCAATAATTAGGAAAATTGTAAAGTATTTAGGTCTCCGGAACATATACCCGGGTGTTATGGAGGGAGACGATGTAGCTGCTTATTTATCTACACAATTACCTGGGAGTAATATAATTGTTAGTGTTGATCAAGACTTTTTACAGCTAGTTAATGATAATATAAGTGTTTATAGCCCGATTAAAGATATATTAATCACGAAAGCTAATTTTTTCGATATTGTTGATGTTGAAGTTAAGGATTTTCTGAAATATAAAGCACTCTTAGGTGATAAGTCTGACAATATCCCCGGAATACCTAAAGTAGGCGAAAAAACAGCAAAGAAAATTATAAAAACAGGGATTGATAAATTACCATCTAAACATCTAGAAATATTTCATAATAATATGAAATTAATGTCACTTAAGCATGGATATACCACGTATAAAAATGAAAGTTTAATATATAAGCAACAAGTTGATAGGTTATCTAAACTAAAGCCAGATATGCAAGGATTCTTAAACATATGTGAGTCTCTGAATATAAAACAAGTTACTAAAAATATAAATGAATGGAAAAGCCTATTTACTAATGATGAGCAATTAGTTTTAACTATACAAAAATTAATAAATACTCTATAAGAGGAATAAATAATTAAAATGAACTTTGTACAACCTAAAATTATCTCCTCACCTATAACAGGTAGTCCAAGCCGCCCAAAGATTGTGTTAACTGAGCGAGGCGGTAAAATATACGAAGAAGCTCATTGGTACTGTCCAGACAGCGGTCAATTTATATTGAAAGGTGTCATTAGTATCAAAGATAAGAAAGGTAACTTAATTTCTGAAGAATATGGATTTTCACAAAAAGGTCTGAATAAAGACGACGACAAAGACG